ATCAGATTACGAATATTGTAGATAATGATAATTTACCGTGGGTAACAAAAGCCTATAATATTACGAAATCGGATGGAGGGTTAGATTGGGAGGAAAACGATGCTTATGCTGAAAGGATTAGGCAGTCAAACTCTCAATATAGTACAGCAGGACCAGAAGATGCTTATATTTATCACGCCAAGTCTGTAAGTTCTGAAATAGTCGATGTTGTAGTTTATTCACCTTCTGAAAGTGTTGTGGCCATTGTTCCTTTGTTAGAAAATGGCGAGCTTCCGACAACGGAAATCCTAAAGGCTATTGAAGAAAAATTGAATGAACGAACCATCCGACCTTTAACGGACCAGATACGCACAGAATCACCTGAAATCGTCCGTTATGATATTCAGGTGAATTATTATATTCCGAGGTCGAAATCAAGCGTAGAGACGACGATAAAGACACAAATAAATGCTGCTATTGATGATTACATCAAGTGGCAAAAAAGCAGGCTTGGTAGAGGTATAGATGCCAGTGAATTAATTGCCAGAATAAAAGAAGCTGGAGGAGTACGAGTGACCGCCAGCAGTCCTTCTCAATTCGTTGTCCTTGGCAAAACCCAAGTGGCACATTCAAATGCAGTGAGCGCCAATTATGGAGGTCTGGTGGATGATTAAAACACTAGGAAACTTCGAAATTGGAGATTTACTTTCGGATAGTTTGAAAAAGGACAGCAATATGAATGCCCTGGCATATGCGCTAACACCTATATTTCAGGATATCTTTTCGAAAACACAATTAATTCAAATGTTCGAAGGAGTACCAGATCATCTATTAGATTTCGTTGCATTTGAAGAAGCAGCGGAATTTTATGATGTGAATATGACCAACGAACAAAAGAGAATCCTTATTGCTAATGCAGAAAATATTCATAAGACAAAAGGAACGGTGGCAGCTGTAGAGTCCGTTATCGCTCCTTTTTTCTCTAAGGGAAAAGTAAGCGAATGGTTTAAATACGGTGGGAATCCTTATCGTTTCTTGATCTATACAAATGAGTATCTGCCGAACGAGCAAGACATTGCAAAAGTATTCAGGATGGTTAATAAGGTCAAGAGACAAAGCACACGTTTAGAACGTGTGTTTTTTTATAGAAAAGATGGTATTCCTTTGCAAGCTGTTGAAGCGGAAAAGGATATTCTAATTCATCCAATGTTAGGAAACTTCCTTTGCGGACAATGGGAAATACCTTCAACGTTAGGAAGAATTATAGACGGTGGAATAACAATTAAATCAGATAGCTTAGACAAGACTACTTCCACTTTTAAATTAACAAATCGTTTCTTTGTAAACAGCGATCATAGTCCGGAAATTGTTCAAAGGGACTTTGCGGAAGTTCTGAAGGTGCTACAGCAGCCTTTAGATTATTCAAATGTAGAATTCTTATTGGCAAACGACAACTTAATTGTTGGACAGTTCCGAACAGGAAATAAAGAAACGTTTGCTCCTGTACAGAGAAATATTAGTTCCAATGATGTAACGATAACTGGAGATACTTATGTATCGTTTCAAGAAGAATTAGCAAGAGCCGGACAATTCTTTATTGGCAGCAAAGAATCTTTAAAAACCATTCAAAAAGAATATCAACAAGCCATAAATGCAAGTTCTCAAAAAGATCTATCTTTTGTGGAATATATGGCTTCCAGAGCAGACCTGAAACTCAATTTCTTAGTCGGATCTAAAGAAGTAGTGGAACAATATACTGCCTCCACAAATTCCAATGTTTCCACTAAGAACACTAGTGATAAGACAACAAATAACTATCGTATCACTGGCCAATTTTATGCCGGACAGGGGTGATTTAGATGGCGATAACAACAAGCGCTCATACAAAGCTAAAGACATACTTTGTTAATCAAATAAAGGAAGGTAGATATTTTATTGGTAGTACTAGCTACAAAATAGACATCTTCCAAATTAAACAATCTGGCGATCAGATCACGGTGTACTTGTATCTAAACGATTCTATAAAAGGAAGCATTACCAAGTACCAGTTAATTGATGTTGATGGAGCAGTTTTCGATGATGCACCAGACAGCATTACAAAAACGGAAATACAAGGTGTGTTAGTTGCATTTAGGTATACATTAACAAAAGCATCTAGTTAAGGAGTGAGAAGGAATGGCACAAAGTTATACAAAAACGTTATGGAAAGATCATGTGGTAGATGCTACAAAAGGCGAAGTTCTGCAACAAGGTACTCCAGTTAGTGCAAGCAACTTAAACCATATGGAGGAAGGCATTGACCTTGCACATCAGAAATTAGAAGGAGCCAATAGACAGGTACAAAGCATTGGACATGGTATCCAAATATTGAATGCTGATGTTAGTGCTCCTCCAACAATTCAAATTGATGGAAGAACACTAATTTCGTTATTAAATACAGAATTAGACGCATCAAAATTTTATGTATTAACAGATAAAAAAACAAAATTAAAATTCAGTGATACCCTTACCGTTCAGGGAGTAAGTAAATTTCCTGGTGTAAACGCTAAGCCACAGGCAATTACTAGGATTGCTAACTTTGAAAACAAAGCAACTGGTTCGATATGGGATAATCCCCATATTGCAAAAAGAACAGCTGGGGGACAAGCTGGCAGTACAACATTATTAACTCCAAGTACTATTCCTAATGAGTTAGAACAAGTTAGTTATACATCTATCGCTACAATTGGTGGAACTACACAAATATTATCAGGAGAAAATGTTGGCTCCATTGCCCAATTAGTCTATTCTTTTAATATTATCGAAGAGATTGAAAGAAATATAGGGAAAATTCCTCGTAATACATTAACAGAAAAAATCGCATGGGCCAAAGCAAATATAGCTAGAATAACATGGATTTGGGTTGGTAACGGAAGTGGTCCTTCAGGAAATAAGGCAACTGTTAACCTGTGGTATGCTGACTCTGGAAAATGGTCGGAAGATGCATGGGGACAAAAGAAATCCAATACAACTAGTGCTGTTTCTGCAATTACTAATTTTCAGTTAGATTCAGAAATACCAAAGATTATTGACTCAAGCGGATTTTATCATTTAATTGCTTATGCTGATGCAGCTAGTGCAAGTGTTCCTTCAACCGTATATGCCGATTATGTAGAACTGCAAATCGAATTGAAATCAACAGCTACTTTATTTGCTCCTAAGGTTCCGTTGTATGAGGTAACTAAAGAACATTATGACGCTGTTTTAGTAACGTGGAACGAAGCTGAAGTGTTAAGGAGATATCCAATGGTTGAAGGAATTCAGCACATTCAAAACCCTTATATCTTAGCAGAATCTGATAATTTACTGGCTCCCTTTGGAGAATGGAACTTGGCTAGTACAGGTGGAACACCATATGTAAATGTTGTGGATGATTATACCCTTGAAGTGCTCCCAACAGTAGCAATGACGGTAGCTACCGATTATGATATTGCCGTAAAAGGTGGACAAACATATATATTCAATTTAGGATCAGACAGCATAGATGCTGGAGTGCGAATTTTCAAGGGGGATTTATCAAACAGTTATATCCCATCTGGTAAATATACGGCTCCTTTGTCTTTTACAACGGATGCTAATGAAACAAGGGTAAGAGTTAGGGTGTTCAACTCATCAGGGGCTGCAAATGCTAAAGCAGTTATAAGTAAACCGATGTTAACACCCGGATCAATAGTAAAGACATTTGCACCTAAGAACCCTTCCTATTTGTTTGCAGAGGCTAAATTGGGGGCAATTGATAGCTTTAAAGATACGTTGTATGAGCAGGACGGGAAATTATGGGTGAAGAAATATGTGGATAAGGATGTGTCCTTAGATGGACTATCTGTTTCATGGGGGCCATCACCAGAAAGTTATGTAGGCTATAAGCGATTAAAGCCAGATACTTCAAAATTAACCGTCAAGTCACCAGCCAAAAAAATCGTTACAAAATATAACGGAAAAGTTTTAGTGGATAAGGGAAACGATGCTGGAACAATGTTAAATGGCGATGAATATATGAGATACGGTGGAGATAACTCTCTGGCTATTACAGTTTTGAACACTGACAGTGGTTGGTCTGACTCATACTCCCCAACAATAAGGGAAACCACAGCTTACTTTAATGGATGGAAAGCCAAAACAACGGATGCTAATGGAAAACCAACTGCATGGGTGAGCTTGGTGGATGGTTCAGACGCACCAACTCAGACTGAACAATATGTATATACCAATATCGCTCCAGGATATATTCCATATAAAATAAATAGTGTTCTACAAACTCCTGTAATTACAGAAGTGAAATTCGAGGGGGCAATTTCTGTTGCTGGACTTACTCAATTGGAAGTTGGGAGTGGTGTGGTAATCAGAGAGAAAGTAAATGCTATGCATGTATCTGGTGTAGATGGAAATTCTTATATAAACGCTTCGTTTGGAACACAAAATACATGGTTAAAAAACCCTACCTTAACAATTTTAGCTGTTTACAAAGGTGGTTCTTTAGATAAGGGATGGAATTTTGGAGGTACTTTGGCAAATACACGAGGAAAAGTATATGCATCCAAGAAAACGGTGGATATTGACTCTGCTGCAGATTATTACATTAGCTACGTTGTTTTCGATAGGAGCCAGTTAACCAATAATGTCCTTTCCGCAACTGCAACCTTTGCAAGTAATATCCGAACTGCTTTAGACGATAACATAAAAGCCACAGAAGATAACAAAAGAGAAATATCAATTAACGCCTTACAAATCTACAACATGCTAGTTAGATTAAAAGCTGGAGGTTTATAAAATGAATGATGAATTATTGGAATTAGTTCTCCAGGCCACAGGTAAATCCAAAGAGGATTTCGAAAAAGAGGTTGAAAAGGAAAAAGAAAACTCAAGCGTTGAAGTAATGGGAAATCTTGTTTCCCTCATGATGGAAAGCATGGATGCTACGGCAAACATGCTTTCTTTAGTTATGATGCAAAACGCTGCATTACAAGAAGAAGTTAATCAATTAAAAGGGGGAACCGCAAATGCTTAACATGTTATGTACAGCAGTAAGACTTGGTTATATGAGCATTGATAAAGTGCCTACAGCATTTCAAGCAGATGTTAAAAGAGAATTAGGAATCCAAGATGTTGTAGAAGAACAACCTGTTGAAACGGTTATAGAAACACCAGAAGAGCAGCTAGTAGAAGAGTCTCCAGTTGAGGAAACGCCTATTGAGACAACAGAACAACCAACAGAAACAGAATAATGGGGAACAAAGCACTGCTAAAAGGCAGTGCTATTTTTTATAAAAGGGAGAGAATAGCAGTGTTTAGATACAAAGAGATATTCAACATTGGTGACTTATTTAACGTTAAAATCGGTGCCGCAGCATTTTTAGCGAGTGGAGTTGGCGGTTTTTTGACATGGATGTATGGAGGGACAACGTATAACCTGATGTGTATGTCAGCTTTGCTTTTAGTTATCGCATTCGATTGGATTAGTGGTTCCGTTGCATCTAAAAAGGATGGAACATATGCCAGCGTTTATGGACTTCAAGGATTAGCAAGAACCGTTGTAATGCTAATGTTGCCAGTATTCGGTGTGTTAATGGATAAAATCTTTAACACTCCAAATATCGTGTTCTTTTTATTTTGGGGTGGATTACTGTATCACACATTAAATTCCATGACTGCAAATTTTACAAGAGCAGGATGGGACAAGTTGATTCCGAATTGGGCTATTGAGTATGTATCTAGTGAAATTCAATCTAAGATCCAGAGGGCAAATTCCAGAGTAACCATTCCTGAAGAAACAAAAGACGAATCACAGTCGTAATAAGAAATTTGTATAGGAGTAAAAGGAGTCCATCAGGGGCTCCTTTTTTTAAAAAAATTATTTATAAAAGGAGAAATGAACAATGTCTTATGAATTAGTAACTTTAACAGCTGGACACAATGCAAAAGTGGTAGGTGCAGGAGCAAACGGTTATAAGGAGCATGAGCAAGCACGTTTACTTGTTGCTCAATTAGAAACAGATTTTAAAGCAGTTGGTCAAAAGGTAGCCATCTGCACAGATGATAAAGGAACTACTAAAGCCTCAGTTTGGGGTAATGCGGTGAAAAACTGCAATAAATTCGCTAAAAAAGGTCGCTTGGATGTTAGCATTCATTTAAATGCTGGTGGTGGTACA